TCTCTAAATGGAGCTACTGCTTGGTCATCGGTTGGTTGATATCCGGTCTGAGACAACGCTATCTCCTTAACTAAATCATCTGTTTCTGGAACACCGTATCGGTCAAAATCTAAAAGATCCTGCCATCTTATCATAAATTTTTGTCGAGTTTCCCAAGGAGACAACTCCATCGCGATTTGTTTGTAGTTTGCAGTTATGTGTTGTTTGTTTGTTAGTATTCTTTCAAAACAAAGTTTCAAATTTTGGGAAAAGACTACCACAAGTAGTTCAGTGCCCAGTATGCAGGCGTATTTTTATCTTTGTATGCAAATGTACCATCTTTCTTTTTGATACCCTTCATACGTGCTCTAAATGATTTACGTTGTTCTTTTGTAGCCGTACCTGACCTCCAATCGTCCATTCCCTTATAACCAAATCCAATTTTCTTATATCCTTTTTTATTATCACTTTTCACATAAACAAAATATTTACTTTTTGATGATGTTGTATTCTTGAAAGGTTTGTATAAGACAGGTTTATCCATTTATTTCCAATATAGATTTTTTTTGAAAGACTAAAAAACCTTGATGTTCTGAGGGATGACAATAGTTCTTAATACATTTACAATTAATGAAAGTATCTTCTAATTCTTTTTGCATATCATCAAGATTACTTTTATGTATATCTTCTATAATATAAATATCGCGACAATACTTCCATAATGTCTTAAATGATATTTTTTGATGTTCAGGTATATGACTTCCATCATCAATAATGAAATCCACGTATCCAATTTTCGACATCATTTTTTCCAATGAATCAGGATTACTTTGGTCACATACAAAAGTATTCATCCCTTCTAATTTTATTTCACGTATATCACAACCAAATATATGTGATGTTTCAAAAAATTCTTTCCACATATACAAACTCGCTCCTTGTTTATAATTTTCATTTGTAAATTTACACATTAATTCAGGATAACCAATACCAATCTCTAATACTTTTTCATATTTTTTGTTTTTTAATATTTCATAGTATTCAGGTGTGTAGTTATGATGATATTTTGGCGTTTTATCACATAAATATTTTTCAGCAATTATACATAAAGGAGTAGTCATATGAAACTTGAAGATATACCTGTATTATATATTAATCTTGATAAAAGAAAAGATAGAAAAGAACATATTGAAAAACAATTTGAGGATTTTAAATCTGTTGAAAGAGTAGATGCAATAGATACTCCTCACAACGGTTACGAAGGTTGTGTATTATCACATATCAAAGCATTAAATATTGCAAAAGAAAAAGGATATGAAGAAGTTATGATTTGTGAAGATGATTTTGAATGGGTAAATAGAGAACATTTTGTTTATCCTGAAATTGACTTTGATGTATGTATGATTAGTGGAAAAATAAATAAAAAAGAGTTCATCTCTTGGAATTACAATAAAGTATTAGATGGAAGACATACTGATTGTTATTTAATAAAAAAACATTTTTATGATAAATTAATTCACAACTTTAAAGAAGGATATGAAAAATTAAAAATTAATAATGAACATTGTAATTATATAGATGTATATTGGTTATCATTGCAAAAAGAAAATATGTTTATTACTCCTTCATTAACTATTGGAAGACAAATGGAAGGCTATTCTGATATACAAAAAAAAATTATGAAAAGATATTTAGATATGTAAAAATTATCATTCGCTTTCACTATCGCTTTCACTATCACTACTTTCTAATTCCTCCAATTGTTTCTTTAACTTTTCTTTTTTTAATTTCTTCTTTTCCTTTTTGGATAATTTAGGACGACCGATATTTTTTTTTTCTAATTTTTCTTGTGCTTTTTTCAATTGTTCTTTTAGTGACATAACTTCTTCTACCATTCTAACATTGTCACTAATTAAACGTTCTTCGTCGGCGGTATGATATTCCCTCAATTTTACATTTTCTTCTTCTAATTTATTGATAATATTTAACCTTTCTTTTAATTGTTCTAATACGTGAGCCCTTTCTTCCTTCATTGTTTTTTCTAATCTACTTTGAATTTCCTTTTGCATCTCGCAATCTATCTTTACGTCAAAATTACCTTTTAAATCTTCATAAAGAGGTTTTATTTCATTTAATTCAGTTTTGTATTCCCTATTAACTTTCCTTAGTTCAGCATTTCGTTGTATCAAATGAGGAACAATTGTGTCGTCTGAGTTTATGAGAATATTAAAGAAATTGCGATGTACTTTTCCCTTAAATGATTGAGGACAGTACTTAGGTGTTTGAAGGGTTTTCAGGTACTTTTTGATTTTCATTTTTTGTTGTTTATGAGTTTCAGGAACAGGTTTGTTTTGTTTCTGATATGGACTATAAGCGTACTTCCCGTCTTCAAAGAATTCTAATAATAACTCACTTAGTTTATCAATGACTACTTCATCTGGTAAGTGTTGTGTTTCTTCTAATAGGTGCACTGGTATAGTAAATGTTTTAGTTTCAATAGGGCCGGAGTATTCCATATATTAGTATATGATTAAAACTTTAAATATTGCATTACTTTTAGTGATTAAACTTTCAAAGGTAAAGAAAAAAACTTTTTCATAGTAATGAGTTTGCACTTTTATTGTATATATATATTATAATTATTTAATATTTAATTAATTAAATTTTTTCATATGCAAGAATTGTACAGTGATTAAAATAAATTGCTACTTTACTTTGTTTCTCTATAACCTGGGGTCAAATCCCCTTTTAAGAGGGTACAACCTGCCTTTTAAGATGTGAAACTTGGGTACAACTTTACCCTGAACTCAGGAGGTTTTACCTTTCTTAACCTTTTTCGCGGGAGGTTTATATCCTTCAAACACATCTTTGGCTTTCACTTTCTTTGCGTCTTCTTGCACTTTCTCAAGATTATAGCAATCTTCGCTGTTGTACATTTTAGGTTTCTTCTTTTTAGTTTTATGAGGCATTTTTATAATTATTTTAATATATTTTTTTTTTATGTTAAGATACTATAAATGTCATTACTCTTACTATCGAACGACGAAACTTTTAATGCAGGCGGTGGTATTTCACGACCGAACTCATTTACAAATGTCTTACAATCAGCAATGGTTATTAAGAAAAATTCAGAAGTAGCACTTCAAAGTTTTAAGATTAATAAAGAAGGTCAAGCACACGTCACAGAATCAAATAAAAAATTCGGTCTGTTTATAGGGAAATATCTCAACGAAGACGTATCTGGCGATTGGGATAATAGTATAAGAAATACAAATGATGTAACTATGCAAACAGGAACATATGACCAAGATGAATTAATAGATGAAGTCATTTTAAAGGTAAAGAAATCTATTTTTCACCCTGATTTCCAAGATACATTTAACGCTTCGGTACAAAAGACTGGTGGAACAGATTTCGCAGGATATAATTTCCGTTTTGATTATTATACGGCTGCTCCCAGTTCTGCGCTGCCAACAGAAATGGTTACTGCTGACCCTGGTTTTAATCAATTTACATACAATCCAGGCACAGGCTCACTTACGGCATCTGCCTCTGGTGTGGGAGCAAGGGCTATTGCTACAACCGCTCCTTTATCAGCAAATCAAGGAAGTTTTATCACTGATTTTAGTGCCGCAGGAATAGATTGGTCAATTGGTTTAAGTAGATATGTCACGCAAAAAGAAGGTGAATCATTACCTCCTTATGCAAATGTAGATGGTGATATAGGTTACTTTGATTTTGTAGCAAGACGTGATGGAAACGACCTTAAACTATATCATTCTGTACATAGTAATTTAGACGAGGATGGTGAAATCTCAATGGAAGAAGTTGTCTATTACGGATATACTGGCGCTACTTATGCGACTCCTTATGATTTAAATGTAAATGCTTCATCTTTTAATTATGTTGAATTTAAACTCACAGGTGATAAAATGGAATTATATTTATCCAATAGTGGAGGGTCAAGAACACGTGTAAGCAGTCACGACCAAGGGACACCTTCTAATAAAAATCATACATTTAAACCTGTAAATCAGGTATGCTCTTATCTATTTCCAAAGATTAATATACTTGCAACACACGTCGCGACTATTAAAACATTTAATGGAAGAGCTCCAACTAATTTTAATTTTAATGGTACTGACGCAAATGGAAATCCTTTATCAATGGACTTTTACAGAACTTGTCTTCAAAATGGACAGATTAAACTTTGTTCAGCATTAGATACAAGATGGTTTAATGATATGACAAATGCTTCTTTATATACACCTGTTGGTGTTAATGCCTCGGGAGCAATTGATTTTGACCCTGTCTTAGTTGTAGGGAATTCAAATACATATAAGCAATCATACGGAAGACAAGTGAATGGATATGGTGTTGCTAATTTATTTGGTTTCTTTAATGAAACATTTCTGAAAGCAACTACCTTTGGAAATACATTTTCATTATTTACATCTACAAATGTACCGAAATATACTTCTTCTGATAGTATCTTCGTACGTCTCACATCTACAACTCAAAGAAGTTTTAATGGTTTCACAGGTAATGAAAGTAAGATAATTTATCATTGTCCGCGATTTGATAATGCAGGAAATGAAGTAGGGGCATTGTACTTTGAACCTGGTGAAAAGACTTATCTTGATTTAGGTAATATAGGTGATACAAATGTAAATTCATTTAGTATTGATATTGTAGATAGAAATGATAAACCTGTTGATGGTCTCGCAGGTGATACAATTGTAATGTTGCATATCAGGGAAAAAAAATAAAGTCAAATAATTTTTAGAAAGAACATTTGATTTTTAGTCAAGAATAGAAATTTTCTAAGTATAAATTATAAAATGAGCGGAGTTTTACCAGAAATTGTTAATGACCCTGATTTAATAATTGAGACAGATGAAGAAGATGAATTACTTGCGCCAGATGTTACGGAAGTAGTCCGTGAAATAGATACGGATGACGTGTTTGAGAAACCAAAAAAGAAAGATACATCTACTAAGATAGTACCTGTGAAAAAGGAAGCGAAACCAAAACGCCAATTATCTGAATCACATAAAGCCAAACTGGCTGCGGCAAGGGAAAAGGCAATTCAAGTTCGCAGAGAACGCGCCGCCGAAAAAAAGAAATTAGCAGAATTAGAAAGTAAAGTAAATGAAAAACAAAAAGTTAAAAAGATAAAGGAAATGGAAGATATTGTAAATGATGTACCTCCACCAAAACCGAAAGCGGATATAGATGAATCAGTCATACAAAGGGCAATTGAAGAGGCGCTCACCAGACAAGAAATGGCGAGGCAGAAGCGCAAACAAGAAAAGAAAAATAAATTAGATGAAGAAATTGCAAAGGCAAAAGCACAAGAAGTCATACGACAGGCAATCTATCCCCCGAAACTGTACGCAGGTGACCAGGGATTCGCAAGTAAATATATTTATAATTTTCAATAATATTTTCTTATAATATATAAATGAGATGTTTAGAACTTTTTTCAGGAACTAAATCCGTAGGAAAAGTATGCGATTTAGTAGGAATTGAAACTGTATCGGTAGATTTAATATTACCTGCCGACCACCAATGTGATATAATGGATTTCAATTACAAACAATATCCAAAGGATTATTTTGATATAGTCTGGGCTTCGCCCCCCTGTACAGAATATTCAATTTTAAAGTATTCACATATTGGACGTAAAATCAATGGAGAGATATTTACAAGGGAAAAGATAAATGAAAATATGAAAGAAGCAGATAAATTAGTTCTTAAAACATTAGAGATAATAAATTACTTTAAATCTGCAATATGGTTTATGGAAAATCCAAGGACTGGAAGATTAAAGGACAGAGATATAATAAAGGATTTACCTTTTTATGATGTAGATTATTGTATGTATTCAGACTGGGGTTATAAGAAACCAACTCGTATATGGACTAATAAAAAAGATTTTAAACCTCTTACTTGTAATAAGAAATGTGGTAATATGATAGGTAATATTCATAAAACTAATCTTGGTAATACTGAAAGACGTATTAGGGTGAATGGTAAAAGTCATACAAGAGAAGAAGCGTATAGGATACCTCAGGATTTAATATTTTCATTATTATTTGAATAAATAAAATCTAATCATAATATAAATGTCTAATTTTCCCCAGATTATTCCCATAAAAGTAGAAAATGACGGTGTAGCAAAACCACATCACGAAAATCTTCCAGAAGTTGGTGTTGGTGTGAAGGGAGCAGGTAAATGTTTATTAATGATTTCCCCGAGACAAACTGGCAAGTCGACCATAATTTCGAATCTTTTCCTTAACGATAACCTATACGGACAAGAGTTCTTTGATGAAGTAGTTGTAATCAGTCCAACGATAAATATGGATAGTACCTCACGATTTATGAAAAAGCGATTTACTTGCTACGACCAATATTCACCAAGTATTATCCAAGGAATTACTGATAGACAAATGGCGTTTGAAGATGAAAACAGACCTGATATTGCAGTTGTACTTGATGATTGTGTCGGGATGCTTGATAAACATATAGCAAATTTAGTCACAAGGTCAAGGCACTACAATATTAAATTACTTGTGATTTCAGTGCAGAAGTTCAGAGGTGCTGTGGACCCTATCATTCGTGCAAATGCAACTGACGTCATTGTTGGAAGTCCTTTCCCTAATATGAAGGAACTGACTGCAATTTCAGAGGAATACGGCGATTTATTTAATTCACCGCAGAATTGGTTAAAGTTATATAAACAAAGTACTCCTAATAAATATGATTTTTGTTATATGAAATTAAGTAATCCACCACTTCTTTATAAGAATTTTGAAAAGGTCATTGCGACTGGCGGACAAAATTATGACCCGACGGTGCAAGACGTAGAAGAAAAAAAAATAGAAAAGATTGAATAAAAATATTTTATAAATTATCATTATAACAAGATGGGGTTTGATATGTATAATATGTCAGATGCGATATCACAGGGTAATGCTTTGTCATCAAGTGTTGAGAGTCTAAATGAACAAATACGAGCCAATAACGCTTTAAATATAAAGAATGCTAAGGACGCAGCACGAAATGCTGTTGCAGGAGATAAGGAAACTGGACTTCTTGGTGGAATTAAAGGTGCGATATCTGAAGGCGGAGCGGTTGCGAATACAATTTCCAAAGTAAATGCTTATACGGATGCAATAAAGAAAGCAGGACAAGGCGCTCAGGCTGCGGTTTCACAAGCACAGGGAGCAGCAGAGGGTATTACGGATTCAGTTTCAAAACCAGCAGCAGCAATTCAAACAAGTGAAGGTACATTGGAAGAAGGTTCAAATGTGTTAAGTAAAGGAAAAGGTATTGTAGCGGCAGGAGCGGAAGGGGCAGAAGAGGCAGGAAGTATTGGATTGAAAGTTGCGTCAGGTATAGGTAAAGCAGCAGGTACGGTTACTGCTCTGGGGACAGCAGGTCTTGATATTTACAGTGATATTGAAAGTTTTAAACACGGAGGTAGTCTTATCGCAGGGGATAATTTAGGTGAAAAGATTGCGAATGTTGGAAGCATCGGTGGAGCGGCATTAGATATGTTAGGATTTGTACCTGGTTTTCAGTTAGCAGGTGTGATTGGTGCTGGATTACAAGCAGCGTCAGGAGCTCTTGATGCAGCCAGTGAAGGAGTACATACAGCAACACAAGTCGCACAGGATAAAACGCCTGCTCCTGTTACCCAGACACCACAGGTTGCTCAGGCATCATTAGCAGGTTCTTTTGCTAATGTAAGGTCTTAATGATAATTTTGTTAATTTATTTTTTAAAATAATTTTTATATTCACATCTATTATAAACAGATGTCAGGATTTTTCGTCGCTCAAAATAAAATTCCCGTAAAAGAAAGTTATGTTGCTATTCCATCGCAGAATGGATTATCTTACAATGCACAGAAATTGATAGAATTTTACATTCCTCCAAATGTAGATGCTTTTAAGCCAAAGAATTCTTATCTTCAATTTGATTTACAAATAACTCCTGATGCGAACGCATCTCATACACGTCTTCAACTTGATGAACTAATTGGTGGTCAGGTACTAATTGACACGATTCGTATTCATTCAGGGGACAAGACAGAACTACTTGAAGAAATAAGACATTATCCAGTGCACGTCGCTACAAAGTATGCTTATCACGCGAATCCAACTCTTAAAGATTTACGTGCTCTAAATGAAGGAGCAGGTGTATGGACTCCTGATTGTCGTGGTTCAAGAGGTACTACAAAGACTAATCTAACTAATCATAAATTTTCTCCATATTATGAGTCTGTTACTGCCGACCCTGCTACTGCTTCATTTACAAATGCTAAATATCACAAATGTAAGTTAAAATTACCACTTCACACTGGTCTATTTCAAAATGATAAGGTTGTTCCGTGTGGATTAATGAATGGTTTATTTATTACTATTCTTACAAGTGAAAATAAGCGCGTATTTAGACAGTTAGATAGTGTCAGTTTTGAAAGACGTATTCCACTAAATCCTATTTTCCATAGTATGAATGGAGATACTGTAAGTCCTTCCACTTGGTCTAATGCGACTGCTTCAAATGTCTTTTACGTCAAACACGATAACAATAACTGGGAAGTATCTAATTTCCCTTTTGTAGTTGGTGAAACATTTGAATTCGCACAGATTAGTGACCGCACTAAATCTACATTTAGCACTCCTGCTGTAATTAACAGAATTGAAACTGCTGGTTCGGGTGCTAATAAATATGTTAAGGTAACACTTCTTAATGCTGTAACTCCAAATGCATCAGTGACTAATGTTGGAAACTTTGCGATGTATTCAACATCGGTAAGGGCAGCAACTTCATACAATCCAACTTATGAAATTTCAAATGCTGAACTTGTCTTAAATCAAATAGATATGGGAGCTCAGGCGAGAGCAGAGGCACAGAGGGATATGCGTGAAGGTAAAATGATGGTATATGATTTCTTATCAACTCAGGTATATAACTATTCACAATTGAAGGGAGATAGAGTTGCTAATATTGGAATCCCTGCGAATCATCAAAGGGCAAAGTCTATTATTTGTATCCCTACGGATGCTGGTGTTTATTCAACTCGTGATAGCATTAGTGGTTCTGGAACTTATGAAATTAAAAAGGGAACAGATACTGCATTATTTTCATCGCAGTCTGGTATTGCAGGAATATCAGATAAACTTACAGAATACTTCTTTTTCTATGACGGCCGTAATCAGCCTTCGTTGAATGTAAAGACTTCCAAGATTTCAGCAAATGATAGTATTGACGCGATTGCTCTCCTTGAATTAGATAAAGCCTTATCACAAGCGGAAATGCCTGCCCTCTCTATGAATAGATTTAGTGAAAACTTCTGTATAGGGCGTGCTTTATCACTTAATAAAGGTGTCTATGATATGCGTGGAAAGGACACTCGTCTCAATGTCTATTATCAGGATACTGCTGCTGCTCCTACAAAGGATAAGTTATGGTGCAACTTCGTATATCATCTTCGTAGGATAAATATTCGTGCTGATAGTATTCAAGTAGAAGTCTAAATAAAAATATTTTTATAAATAAACTTTTTGAAAAATAATCATATTAAAAAATATATAATTATCATATAAAAATGAGTTCTATGTCATCCAGTATCATATACAACGAAGTTCAACCGAGTAATGTGAATTCTACTCAAAAGGTTTCATACAAAAAGGGAAATCCAATTGTATCTTTTTTGATTGGAGCGCAGCCTCATCTTTTAGATGCAGGAAGTGTTCGTATCAGTGGTGAAATTGAATTTTTCACTGACGCCGCGGGAACTGCTAAACCAACTACTGCCGACCAACTCGCAATTGATGAGAAACTTGCTCTATATTCTATTTTTGAAAAGGTTACTATTACCTCTCAAAGGTCAAGACAGGTGATTGAAACGGTTAATCACTACGGACGTTTCTTATCATCTTACCTCCCATATGTAAATTCAAAATCGGATAAATTTTCTCACTTAAACGAGATGGCGCTAACTCTTCCCAACTTTGAAACGCAAAAGCGTGAATTAGTAGATTTCCCTGCGACTACACACGGTTCTCGCTTCTGCATTCATATTCCAACAGGGTTTTTAAGCTCAGGTAATATGATACCACTTTCAAATGAATCCCTTGGTGGTGTTGAGATTTCTTTAAATCTTGCTCCTGACGCACAGGTCTTATATGCACAGAATGGAGACCCAACTGGTCTTACTGATTCCTTTTATCAATTATCAAACCTTCGTCTTCATTGTGAATTAGTTGTACCTCCTGACCCTCGCAGTATGCTTCCATCGCAGGGACAATTAACGTACAATGCTATTACTTCATATTTCAATGTTGTAAATTCTACGAATGCTGTTGTTAATTTCAATCTTGGAACATCGCGAACTTTGGGTGTATTTATGAATTTCTGTCCTTCAAAATATCTAAATAACCTGAGTTACAATTCATATGCTACGACAACACTTCTCAATAGTGATGGTTCTCAAGCTGCTATTAAACAGATAATTTTTACAAAGGGAGGGATGAGAATGCCTATTTCATTTAACATTGATACAAATGTAAAAGAAAGTCCAGAAATAACTACGATTGACCCTCAGGTTGTCACTTTTGCTCGTGATAGTATTAAGGCTGGTCTCAATCTTCGTAGTGAAGTATCACCTGTAAATACTAACCGTGAATATACTGGCGCTGTTCCACCCCTCACGGCAGATGGTGGTCCTATGGAATGCCTTGGAGTTCCTTTTGATACGATTGGAACTGGTGTTGGTGAAGATTTCAGTACAACTCCCTTTGGTATTCAAATGGAATGTGATTTAACTTCAGATAGTCCAAACGCGCTATTTCTTTTTGTTCATTCGCGACAGACCCTTGTATTTGGTCCATCAGGATTGCAAGTTATTCAGTAATTCCTTGTGAAAAATTTTTTTTTTAAAATTATTTTTATATTTTAAATATCATAAAATGACTGATATTCAAGAAACCGTTGGCGTCTCGCCCCCAAAAATGGATTCATCTAATGTTCCCGATTTAATTAAGGTTGGTGCTATTCAATCTAATATGTCAATGGATATCACCTCTGATGTACTTGACCCAATTGTGATAAATCAAAATAATTGCAGATTCGTTTTAACTAACAAAGGATACTTACACGATGGTTCGCGTATTACCTTATCAGTTAAAGGGAATGCTTCTACTACTGCTGGTGCGTTCTTTCCCCTTGGGATTGGCGCACATTCTTTAATTCGTCGTGCGACCCTTTCTATTGGTGGTAATACTATATCTGAAATGGATGATTACAATCACTTCAAAGCATTTGAAAGTATTTTCTTATCAAATGAAATTAACAAAGACCGCGAAGCGTATATGTCTGGAAGACAGTTATCACACGATTTTAGATACAATGATACAGCAGGTTCTCAATCCAATACGAAGGCTGATGCATATGGTCTTGGTACAAATGTAGAATATGATGGTGGAAACTTGATTTGTGAAGATGTCTTAGATATTAATAACAAACCTGTATTTTCTGTAACTCTGGCAGAATTATTTCCTTTTATGAAGGGTTTAAATCTTCCATTATTCGCAATGAAACAAGAGGTAGTCATTGATTTGGTTTGGGAACCACAGGCTGGTGGTCGTGTTTCCGTGAATTCTAATAATGCTGCTATTGGTTCAAATATTGAGATTGATACTACGGAAGTAAAACTTGTTGCAGATTACATTTTTTATGATGGGGAAATAATGGCTCAGCAGTTGGCTGCATACAACTCGCAACCGACTAACTTTTCATTTAATGATTATAGACTAACTAAAACCAGTCTTTCTGTTGCTGATGCTAAGAACTCTGTACGTAATCTCGGTGGAGCAGGACGTATAGTTACAAAGGTTATTTCATTTATCAATGATGATAATAGAACTGAGAGGTTTGTTTGTAATAAGTATTCCGCGGTTGCGCCTGCTCGCGATTATGTTTCGGGAACTAAAAAGAATGATACCCTTACAATGAATATCCGTATGAATGACTTTTTTGTTTTCCCGATTGATTTATCTAATTCTGCGGTTTTATTTGATAAGACTTCTCGTGCTATGGGAGCACTGCCATTTGTTACTCGTGAAGAATATGCTGGCGAAGGCAATACTTTAACAAATGCTCAGTTTGAAGGAAATGTCCAGAACGCTTCTCGCGGTCTTGTTTCAAACTTCTTCTTTCAAGCATATCGCCTTCCTGCTGGACGTGTGAATGCTCGTGGTCTGGAATTAACTACGAAGTTGGATTCTCTTCCTGCCCTTGCTGCTGGAAAGACTTACACCCAGCGGTCCTACATTGAAATTTCAAAAGTTGCTGTATTATCACAAGGATTCCTTACGGCGGGATTCAGTTAATTAAATAAAATAATTATGCTTTTTTTATATTTTGTATTTTAAATATGTCAAATCAGGTACAAACCGAACCATATACTGATTTAAGTTTATTAGAGTGTTCGCGTAGAGCGAGCGTTGATGTTTCAGGGGGAAATGATACAAATAATGCTATTTTTATGAATAAAGTAAATGAAGGTTTAATGTTAAATGTTGGAGATAAAGTTTCTGTACATTCTGCAGTCATATCAGAAATAGGTGCTGGCTCCGACACAATTGAATTAAAAGGAAATATTATAAGTGATGTAACAATTCCAAATATCATAAAATTCACAACTTATAATGTGAAATCTCAATTTCAGGATACTGGATATTTTAATGTTTTAAATAATTATGATGCAGTAGAGGTAGATAAATATAGTGCTTCGGCTGTATTACAAGATAATAATGTACATTTAACAATTCAATATTATAAAGCGACAAATGGAGAAAATTGTTTTTCATTGCCGAGAAGATATGGCGCAAGTACATACGGAACAACCAAACCAGCATATTCTTTTTTTGATAGTGAAGATGCAGGTGCTACGATACAACAACCTCGCAATGGAACAGTTGTTGAAAGTGATTATAGTAGAGATAGAAATGCTTCTTCTGTATGGACTTCATCGTGGGCTACAAACAGGGAATTATTAAAAATCCGTCAAGATGGAACTAAATTCACATTATTTACAAGAGCATTTACTACTTATTACAATCCAAACACAACAGTACCGAATGTACCAACTATGATATTAAATGCAAATGGGAATGGTAGTTTAGACCCTGCGGTCTCTACATATTATTTATATAGGGAATTAAAAAGTATTACAATCCCAAGTGGAAGACGTAGTGCTGATTTCGTAGCTGAAACATTTACGAATGGATTACAGAATGCATCTAATATTCAGCAGTATGAGCAGTGGAACTTGGGAACTACACCTTCTACAACCAATCAATTTTCAGGACAAGGGGTATTAGGAGCAATCTATAAGACAGATACATATAAACCTTTTAATTGTGCGAATGGAGTATTTAGTAATAATAATTATGAATTGGCGAGAACATATGAATATACTCTTGGTGGAGCAGGACCATTGACACAGCATTTACAATGGTTAAATTCATTTCAAAATGTTTGTTTTAAAAGACCTGATTTTGTAGAGAGTGGAAGGCAAGATTGGGGAAATACATTCTTTTACGGAGGTACATTTTATAATTATATTAATAATATAAGTGATGACCATATTTCAGGAAGATTAAGCACACGTATATCATTTAATGTTCCATATAATAAGCAAAATTGTGAAAAGTTAGCAAGATGGATAAAGAAACAGGCATTGTATCCTGAATTTTGGGATTTTAGAAATGCGAGCAGTGTATATCATAATAATAGTCCTCAATTGACATCTGATAATTCAAGATTTTTACATTTGGATATGTTGCAGGCTTATGAGAATTCATCAAAGACATTATGTTCAGATAGGAAAGAATTTGGTAGTGATATGAATGCGAGTACAACTGTATTAGCTCAGGCGATAAAATATAATACACCTTCTGAGCCTTTATTTGTCACATATATCAAAGAAGATGAAAATACCTTTTATGACAATCCTGTTTATGAAGATGATACTAAAAAATTAAGTTATGGAATATTTTTAGAGGATGAAAAAAATTTTATACAAATCACAACCGAAGGTGTAGGAGGTGTTCCAGCAAAATATTATAATGCTTCTGGATTTTTCATTGGTGGTTATGAATATGTAGGTAATGCTTCTTATAATTTAGCGAAATATAAAAGACATATTGGATACGACCCTCATTTCACAGCATATGGGAATGCTGCAATAGGATTATATACGCCATCGGCGAGTGGGACAACTGAAAAGGAAGGAAATACACAGATAGGATTTATGAATTTAAATGATAATGGAAGTGCTAATGCTTCCACACAAATCGTAGATAAAGGTGAAACAATCAATCAAGTTTATTTGGGTTCATCAAATCCAACATTAAGTTATGATAATATAAAAGATAGATTTGGATTTACAGATTTTTATACACCTGAATATCTTGGAAATAATGCTGCTGCTGGTTCTGATACACAGACAAATCCTGTAAGAGATGGAAGTGCGAATGTATATAAAATAAATAAAAGGTTAAGAAGACAAAATTATGCTCCTGGTATGCAACCATATCCTGAAAAGCAAGACATAACATTTTTTAATACGGATGGTACGCGCCTCGCTACACCTGTAAAAGTAGATATGCCTAATGTGAATATATATCCTTTCTCAATAATGGATTGTCAATCAGGAATATCTATTGAAAATTTTGGAATCACTGAGAAGCAGTGGCATAATTCTTTAATGGGAATTTTAGGATTTAGTTATAATCAATTACAATCTCCATTGACAGCAGAAAATACAACACAGCAACGAGTGAATACATTTAATCAAAAGACATTAAATAAGGTCACTACTCAGGCTGTTGTAAAGGCTCAAGATACATTAATATATAATATGAATGTTTGGGGAGCGGAGATGTTTCAACCAAATATAGCGACATCATTAGTATTACACGACCACAAGGCAAGTAGTAAAAAATTTTATCCTTATTCTAATCCAATTGTTCAAGAGACAAATTCATTAACAATTACTGCAGAAGGCGTTCCGCGACAAATGCTTGCTCCCTTTTATACTATAAGAAGTGATATAATAGATGAAGCCGTATATTTTGGAAGTTTAGATAGTGGTGAGCGTCTTCCAGTTATTGCACACGTATTGAAGACAACAGATGGTGGAGACTTCTTTTATTCAAGTGATAGTTCATTGGAATTTACGATAACAAGACAAAAACCATTAAGTACAATTACAACTGCTATTACAGACCCTGATGGTACATTTTCGCGAGTAGATGATAATAGTGCAGTCATCTATAAAGTCCAGAGACAAAATCAATTCCCTGTGAATTTAGTACAAGCATTATTTGGGAAAAAATAAGGATAATTTTTTGAATTTTGTAAAAAAAAATGTTAAACTATTGTAAAATGGAACAAGTATTTGCAGAGGATGTAAAAGAGATAATTAAAATATTAAAAACTCACAAAAAGAAGGATTTAATTACTAAACTACAAATTCATTTTGAAGATTTATTGGATGAAGAATATTTACCACCGAAGAGGGTAAAAAAAGAAAGATATAGTGATAGTGAGGGCAGTGCTACAAGTGAAGAAGAATATTGTTGGCAGACTGATGAACACGGCCTGCTGTCATTAGTATGATTTAACTTTCTTTCTTGGTGCGATGAGTATATGGTCATCAAAATCAATTAATTTCATTCTTAATAGTGTAAATAGCGACATCGCGAAGGCGTAGTGGTCATCAGTAGATATTTTCTTTTTTTGAAGTTTTCTTTTGTATATGGTATTACAGAAGTGATATGCATATTTAACTAAATCTCTAAAATTATGATTTTTCCTTAAACTAAGTTCAATGAAGCATTGGGTATCCTTCATATAATCATCATATGTATATTTTCCTAATGCTAATGAAGATATAAGTAAATTCTCCCAAAATAAAACAACACTACCATCCTTACCAACTTTAATCATTATGTATCTAAAAATTATCCTAAATGAAGTTTCAAATTTTAGTAGTTCATTTTAATAAATGATTCATATAAAAAATATTACAAAAAATCAAAATTTGAAAGTTGCAATTTAAGAAAAAATAAACACAAACAAGAAGTATTTGAGAAACCAAACAACTACACAATATGTCTCGTCCAGTTTGCTATGACATCATTGACCAAGTATTCGGTGAAGTTGGAAAGATACGTCAGGTAGTAGCAGACCAGAAGGGACATCTAAACAGTTGTCTAACTATTATCAGGCGAGCTCGGCGTCACGCAGATGACTATATTGAACGATGGCAGGAAGATAATGAAATGGACATCACTGCAGAGGATGACCCTGAGACATATTATGATGAGTGGGGTTATGCGTTTTTGGGATACTTTGAAGATGCGTAAAATAAAAAGTATTTAAAGAAATTAAAAATATTGCGAAAATCTAAAATTATTTCTCTATTTCCGCAAAAATCTAAGAT